CCGCCGCCTCCACCGCCCGCTCGTGTTACACTGCTGCCTGTGATGCTGGACGCTAGGCCATCGCCTCCTGTGCCCGCATCAAAAGTGCTGCTAATATTTTCTCCGTTCTCACCGGCACCGCCACCACCAGTTCCAGGATTATTCAAACTGCCAGTTGCGGCGTCACCGCCATCAAAACCTTGTCCAGCAGTGCCGTCTCCACCAAATGCTGCCCCTGCCGAGCCACCACCAGAGCCACCACCAGAGCCACCATCTAAAGCATCAACATCATCAGAAGAACCGCCTCCACCACCTAATGAAGTAACTGTGGTTATACCTGTTCCCGATATGACTGAATTATTGCCGCTAGTTGCAGTTCCATTATTAGTACCACCTCCACCACCCGCTCCTACAGTGACGGTGTAAGCCGTTCCGGGGGTGAGTGCAAGAGGTGTTTCTGTGCTTGAGTTACGACCAGATGTTTCACTGGCGTATGAATTGCGATACCCGCCAGCGCCGCCACCGCCTCCACGACTAGCGCCGCCACCGCCTCCTCCAGCGACAACTAAATAACTTACGGTTACAGTTGGAGGGGGTACAGCGGGCCAATTATCTCCCATTTCAGCATTTCGCTGCTCCTCAAGAGACCATATGCCAGAGGCTGAACTTGAGCTGGGAAACTGAGCCATTAACTGATCTCTTCATAAGAACACACGGCTTCTAAATCAGAGGCAGCGTTGGCGGTTAACCTTAAAGCATCACCTTCCTCCAGGTAGATAGCTTTGGAAATTACATCCAATGTCGCATCTGCGGGCACCGTGATTGTTTTTCCAATATGAAACGCCGTGGATGAACGAAAAACATCAACATTTATCTCTGCGTTATTTGTGCCATCGACGTTGGATACATACAAAGCATTTATCTTTAAAACCTTGTTGCTAGACGAAGAATTAGTGACGATAGCCGTAGCAGAGGTCCCCACAGCCTGCAACGCAGTCTTTCCAGTGATGGTCGTGGGGTTTAACAGATTTGGTGCAGCCATTATTTAATTCCCAAATAGAAGAGACATTGCAAAAGGGCGGCCCGTGACGTCTGCTTGAATCGCAGACACAAAAACAGCGGCAACTCCCGAAAGGTTTATGGCGTTGTTAGAATTACTACTTTGAGTTACGGTTCGGCTTAAAGTGGTGCCACTAGACGTATACGTCCCGGTGCCTATCTCGAAAGCATCATTGTCATCCTCGATGACATACTGAACCACGTCACCGTCAGCCACCCCAGCATCAGCAAAACTAAGAAATCCTGCCTCTGCACTACCCAAAGTCAACGTCCCTGTCCCTGTGGTAGAGGTACTCATCTTAGCTCTGTTGACAAGTTTAGCCATGTGGTCACACCTTACGCGATACGGATTATCGCGCTACTGGCATCTGCTGTCGGAAAAACGATAGTAAAATCGCCCGCTGTAGAGGTCTTGTCTGAACTAAAATCTAATACCGCTACTGCCGGGTCTCCAGACTGAGTGTCATTGAATATCAACGCACCACGAGCCGTGATGGTGGATGATGAAAAGGTTAAATCGTTAAAATCAACAAGTGCCGTTGTTGAAGAACTGGTGGGGGCTACGGTGGTAAGTGCCGCACCTTTAGCGGTATAACCTGTTCCAGAGACCTCGTTAGAGGTGGTGTATGCCGTGGTTGCCGCACTTAAACTTGCTGAACTTGTGTACAAAGCAAGGTTGAAAGTGTCGGCAGTTGTTCCCCCACGGGCAACGGTTGTCCCGAATGCGTGTTTTCCATTAAGAAGCTCCACCTTGAAGCTCGTACACATTGCTTGAGTAATAGCCATAATGGGCTTCTCCTATAGTTTACGGATAATGTTGGCCAACTCAGCGTGGCCTTGCTTTTGCAATTCTGCACAAATAGTAGTTCTATCTGACTTGATAGCCTCTTTCATGTGCAACACCAAAATGTTTTTGATTTGATCTTTAAAAACTAAAGCTTGCGCCCGCAACTGTTCATCAGCGTCTTTACTGATATGTAAAATGCGGTCCATAGCTCTTTCTGCTATTTCTTCCGGCGTCCAACCACGATTGCTGGTGGTTTGAACCTCCACTTTAAACGTATCAGCGCCTGCGCCTATTCCTGTAATCATGTTTTATCCCTTATTACCAAACCTGTTCTATAAGCATCTGTTACCTCTTTAGACTCGCCAAAGTTCTTCATGCTTATTATGCTTTCAGCAAAACGCTTTTCGTATTCTTGCATTACGTCTGGCTCACCTTTCATGTAAGTGTAAGCCTCTACTAACGACCCGTATAACAGGGTTACTTCAGCGTTTTCGCTTAACCAGGTAGTGCCGCTCCCTGATCCCGACGTTAAACTTGTTGGTCTATAAAAATAATGAAGCTCCACAGCGTAATTACTGTTTGGCGTTGGTCCCAAAATAAAATTAGAGTCATCAAACAAAGCGTAATACCTGGGATCGCCCGTGGTAGCACTATTTGGATTGAACTCTTGCACAAAATTCACGTCTTTATAGTCTAAAAATACCTGGTTTGAGCTGCTGTCTGTAAAAGATAAAGAGAAAGGAGCTAAAAAATCACTAGGTGCCGCTAAAAATTTATCTCCATTAGTAGCGTTGGCTGTGGCATTTTTACGGAAAAGTGTAAGTTGAACATTTTTTAAAATACGCTCTTCTGCTATGCGAATAAAAACAGGTAAATTGGTGACAAAACTGGTTTCGGTGTTCTGTGTATAGTCTTGTATTGCCGTTTTTAACTGGTCAAAAGTAAAACTCATGAGATCACCACTGTCACGCTGCCTACCTGACCAAAACCCGTAACGGGTCTTAAATCGGGATCATTAGGAGTGGGCTTGCCCACGTGAACATCCATAGGTTCCACGCGATCCGGTCTCGGATTACGCAAAGCCTGCGGATCAGTGATGCTCCTACGAGGCTCCAACTGGGGCTGCTTTTCTTCCCACTCGTCTTTACCTACCAGGAAGCCGTTCCACTCCCGCTTCATTTCGTTTAACTTGTAACGAAACCCGCTTCTATCCGATATGCCATAGGCATTTTTACCAACTGCAAATTTACCCATTACAAATTCTGCGAATACGCCAAGCTTGGCACAATATTGAAAGAAGCTCGGTCACGATCCATGCTCATGGCCCGGTCCATCTCTTCTTCGTACACAGCTTTCAACAGTTGCACTCTATCCGGGGCTTTCTTTATGGCTATGTAGTAAGCCAAACCTGCTGCTAAACAAGGATAGAATCGAAATGGCACCTCTACTGTGTTTTGTGCGGTATCTGCGTCATCTATTCTAACTAAACGGTCGAACACGACGACGTCTGTGCTGTTCTCTGGAACGGGCCAAATCTTCAAGACCGGTGTAATTAGCCTGTCCAGAAAAAATTGAGACGGACGTCCCTGAGTCGTCTTGTTGGGGATATTCAAATAATCATCCCGACTCAAACGGTCTATACCGTAGTCCACATCTGACCGTCGTATCACCGCTGACAAAATGTCTATAGTGTCTGCTCCCAAACTGTAATTAGACGTCCCCTGGGTCAAAGCCTGCGTTGTTTGTTCTATTGTCCAGGCGTTTAAGCCTCTGTTGGCCCAATCTGCAAACAACAGGTTCATAGAGCGTTTAGCGGTCTTGATGTCGTACCCGGTACGAACCTCTCGACCACAACGCTCAAACGCCTCCTCAATGTATTCAGTGACGTCTAACTCAAAGTTTTTAGAACCAGAAACAGCCATTATTTCTTCTTCTTAACAGGTCCACCACGCATCTTCTTCATTACGCCAGCTTTTTTAGAGACATTTCCGCCCATGTTTCTTCTCATGACGCCAGATTTTTTAGAAGCTTTCATTAATCCACCCATGTTCTTTTTAACGGGGCCACCGCGCATCTTCTTAACAGGTTTTTCCCCCCGAGCCGCCATAATACGATCTCTTTGAGTGATTTTACCGTCACCACTCATGTCTTGCAGGCCACCACCGTCCTTCATTTTCATAGGGTCACCAACACCTCCACCGCCCCTCATTTTCTTGGGCTTCTTAGGCATCATGGGATCGCCCACTGATCCGCCACCCCTCATCTTTTTAGGTTTTTTGGTAGCACCATTACCCAAATTAACAACAGACCCTGAAGAGCCTCCTGCACCCGCTTCTTTCTTTCTAGGACTCATTGCCATCTTTCAGTCTCCTGTAAAATTCGTGACGAATCTTATACATGTTTTCGACGTCATATGCGTCAAAGTAACGATCATAATAACCCAATTCCCTTATCTTATCCGCCGATTCCTCAAGCTTACTAAGGCGTTGGACGAATATCATCGCATACTCTTCTGTGGTATCAGGCTCAAATGTACCATCGTCAACCAGTTCATTTGGCTCTTGATCTGGGTGAAATCCCATGACCCAAATGTCACGGTCTATGAACATACCGTCAGATATAGCTTGATTGATGTCATCGAGGTATTCGTGGAAGGCGTCTGAGTCTTCGGTAAACGCCAAGTCCACGATAATTACCAAATCCACCTGATCGTCCCAGGTAGATATGACTGTCCACAAGTCCTGATAATTAGCGGGATCGCGTTTAAAAATAACCGAAACCCGTTGCGCTGCCCAAGCTGCTTTAGCGTATGGACAAGCGGGTAACCCATTGAATTCTGGGTTCTTTTCCTCTAAGAGAGTCCTTGACCACTCTCTTATTTCATTGTAAATCTTTTTCTCGTCTGCAACAAAAAATTCATGCATACCGGGTCTTTTTCTTGCGATCTGGCATGATAGCGCCACAGCCCCTACTGACCAAACCGCCGTCTTTCATTTTACGAACCTTGGCCTTTTCAGTGTTTGAGACCACTGTTTTGCCTTTAGCACCCTCTTTTTTCTTTTTACGAGCGGTTGTCGCCCGCTCTTTTTTAGACAAGCTTTGTGCTTTAGCCCGTGGCAAGCACCGGTCAGGGTTTTTCTTGTCTTTAGAGGTGCCACATTTTCCGGCAATGTTGCCGGAGCTGTCTATCCTGACCCAATCTTGTTTGAGCCATTTTTTCAGCTCACCCATTAACGTCCCTTCCTTTTACCGCCCTTTGCTTTTTTGGCGTAGTTAGGGTCTTTACAATATTTAGAGGCGGCTAGATTGGCGTAAGCACTGGGATATGTGTCAAACGTGCGCTTCGCCCAGGCTTTGCCTTCAGGGCAAATTTTACTGCCTTTCTTCTTAGCAGCACCGCCCTTTGCCATTTTCACCACGCCACATTTCGCAGCGGGCATGACCGTTCCTGTTCGAACTCTACTACCCATGAGGGGTTCCTCTTAACATTTCCACCTTTTTCTAGCCTGACGTAGCCTAGAATTAGGGTTTTTGGCAGCTTTGGGAAATTTTTTCATCTGCCCCGCAGAACGCGCACAAAAAGATTTGCGACGTTTTGCATCTTTGCTGCCCTTCTTAACTTTCCCAGTTACGGCTGTTTGTAGCTTAGAGCCAGGGTTTTTCCTTCGATAGGCTTTGACCCCCGCCTCAGTCATTCCCGCGCCTTTCTTAGTAGGGCGAAAATTCTTCTTGTTGCGCTTCGGCATATTGTTGCGTTTGCGCTCTGCCATAAATCACCTAGCTAAAAAATATCGTTAGAGCCGTGACGTTAGTCGCTGTCCCCACATGTATGTCAGAGGTGAACAACAACCCCTCATCCGGTATGTTCACAGAGTGAGTAGAGGATTGTACAAAATCCAAATCAACTATTGTGTCACCGCCGTTACCGTCGGTAAGCGTTAAACGACCGGCTCCCCCACCTACCAGAACCTGGACTTGACGAAGTCTAGCGCGGCCAGTGCTGGCCGCCCCAGTTCCCGTCAGACGTTTTGCTCTT